CCAACAGTATTGGCGTGATGCGGCACTTGTACACCCCGCCCAAGTCAACTGGCGAAGCAAACTCGTAATTCCCCGACGGCGCGACGGGCGCGTTGCCAGTGGAGCCGTCGAAATACCCCGCCACTGCATCCCAGTTATCTGGGATGCTATCCCAGTTAATTTGCCCAAATTGATCATCCCAGTTGCCAGGGATGCTATCCCAGTCCCCCGCCTTGCCATCCCAAAAATCAACGGTAGATAATTGCAGTGAAACTCCTGAAACGTTGCAGGCGGTTTTATTTCCGGAGAATGTAGGCGATTCGTTGATTGTCGCAAAAATATTGGTTTGCTGGAATATTAATCCGGTAGAATCCACGATCGCAAAATTGGTGGATTCTGCGCCATAGGAGTCGGTGGATTTAATCAAATACCGCCCTTCCGTCAACGGCACTTGGGCGGAGGTGGAAGCCCCGGAGATAACTGCCACCTCAAACCCGTCTGACCAAGTAACAACTCCAGATGATGCGGTAAATTTTACGATAAATTTACCGCCTGTGACTACATCCAAATCGGGAGATTTATCCCATTGCAGCAAGGCCATCCCCGCCGCATTGGATGCGCCAATCACAAAATTGGTAGGGGCAGATGGTGGCGCTGCAAGACCCAAAGCGGTAAACTCCGACTCTACCCACTCACTCGCAAGACCGATGGCGTTGACCGCTCTAATCCTAAAATTGTAAGTATCAGGCGGGACATTCAGCCACTCGTAAAAGCCTTCGACGGGCGATGCTAGCGCTGTCCATCCCGCGTCAAAACGGCGAGGTTTATACTCGATTTCATTGCGGATTACTCCCACGCTTGGCGACAATGCAAAATCAAGGTACAACTTAGAGCGTACCCCCGCCGCACCTGAATCGTAGAGTGATTCTCTGGGCGTGACTGCACCCGGCGGCGATGGAATATCGTTAAGGCTTGGTAGTGCGCTAATTTTGGGATCTGCAATCTCGATACCTTGCTCAATCGCAGCATATTTATTGAGACTGTATTTTAAAGCACTAATTTCATAGGTACCTTTTTTTACCTCCGTCGCCATCAAAACCTTAAAAGATTGCAATGGCAGATTTTGATTATTGATTGCCCAAATGTAGCCAGGTTGCACGGCAAAACTAAATGCAGACGCTAAGGTCACAAAGTTGCCTGTGTGACTGAGTAGCACTCTAGACTCTGGCAAACCCGTATCTAGATTGAGCAGAGTCATTGTGTTTTGTCCTAAGGGGATATTGGCGGGGAAACTGTCCAACTCAATTAACGTTGGACTTACTACACTAATAATTCGCCCGCCCGCCCTGACTCCTGCACGGTTTTTATCGGCAATTTGGATAATCTGCCCCGGACGAGCTGTCGCCCCTTCACTGCCCACTGAAAACGATACTATTTCAGTTTCCCGTTTCTCTGTTTCAAGGAGCCATTTCGCCGCCCGAATCGCCTGCCCATGACTAATACACCCAAATTCAACAATCTGAGTTTCTCTGTAGCCAATCCTGTCGATCAGTTCGTCATCCTGATAGTAGGCTGTTTTGGTTTTGTAAAAGTCGTTTGGGTCGCTCCATTCGACCAATACAGCACTATGGCGGGCGGTTCGGGCAGTACCAGAGTAAGTAAAACACGGTTTAGTGATCCGCCCTTGGTCATCTATTTCCTGAATCACATTAGAATCAGTGTAGATTGCCACGGGCGATTCAGGCATATCCGCCACGGGAATAATGACATTATCCTCACAGTAGAGCATCCCTCTAAACACTGATGCTATTGTGTTTAGGACGTTGTAGGCGGATTCTGCGTTATCGATATAGCAGCTAATCCTGAATCTAGGCTCAAACCCGCCGCGTCCGTCTGGTACTAGCTCATCGCAGTATTGCCCAATTCGGTAAAGTTCCCATTTGTCTACGTTGTCGGTACTAATTCGGCTGCCTGCACCATAGACATCATCAATAATTAAATCGTAAAAAATCCATGCCGGATTATCGCTAAATGCATAATTAAAAGTGCCATCCCAAATCCCTGTATAGGTTCGGGTAACAGGATTGTAATTTGATGGGCTTTTTATTTTGGATTGTCTTTCTCGTATGGCGATTTTTTTGGGTAGGCCATTCGGGAAATCTTCAGCATTCAATCCCACTTTGAGTAAGTTGCTCATCGGATAGCGCAACTTACTGTAAACAATTGGCCTAAATGCCTGCCAGATAATATCATTTTGCACTTTACTGGTAGTGCTATCTGGGGTTAGACGGGTCAGCCTAATTTGCCAAGATGTGGCAGGTTTTGGCAATGCAAACGTGTAGGATCGCTGAAATCCTGATGTTGTTTTGCCTGCAAGGTTTGGTTCTGCTACTACTTGAAATGCGCCGCCATTGGCTGCTATTTCAATCCTGAACCAAACTGATGAGCCATAAATATTGCCCTTATCATCAAACTCCTGCATTTGCGGCGTAGCCATTCGGATTGAGACCGCATCCGCCTCAGGATTCACGATCGTCCGAGTTGCAGAGCCAAGCGATGCCTTAAGAGTGCCGCTCCCTTCTGACTCCGACTCGATCCCATCAAATCCAGGAATGGCGGTTTGGCCTATGGTTCCATGCCGAAAATCAAGGATGACGTTTTTGTAATTAAATGTACCGTCTGGACTTTGTATCGGGGTATCATCAAAAAATACATCCCTAAAAAGCCCGTTAGGGCATCCCTCTACCTCACCTTCGCCGATAAGATAAAGCATCTGCACCGCAGCGGTAGAACGCAGAGAGTTTGGCGCTTCTGTGGGGTTAGACGAATTTGAACCGCCGCCTCCACCTGCCCCCGTGACAATCCAATCACCGGATCTCAATTCGGCGTGATTTTCGGTTTCTTTAAACTGGTATGTCATTAATTCGCACCGTGCTATTGATTAGCAATTTAAGCTCGATAATCCGCTCTCCATAACCCTTGGGGACGCATCGCCCTTGGTTAGCACTAGCCTCCCCTTGTGGCACCAGGAAAGAGTCTTGGCGGTCTTTATCCTTAGGTTTTTTGGGCTTGCCAGCAATCATAGACGATACGCCCTGAAGCACCAATGCACCCCCTAACGCACCCCACGCCATGCTTGACACCCCAAGAAATGTGGCGGGCATAAACGCGGAGGCTGCAATGAGGCCAATCCCTAGCAAGATTTTGCCAAACCCGCCGCCACCTGAAACGATCGGAGCCAAAATTAGCATGCTTCCCTCCATCGGAAAACTCAAAGATTCCTCGTCTAAACCCTGCGGATCTCCAGCCACAACCCGCCAAAAAATGCCATTCTCTGACGAGTCGTAGAGGTACTTTTCAAAGCCTGCCAACTGGCATCTCAACGCCCGAATTGCTTCGGCGGGTGAATTGACATCTAGCCGAAATTCTCGTCCGAATATGCGCCCTGCTTCACCTAATAATTTTACTGTTCTTAGCATTCTTTAAACCTCCAAACCGAGTGAGTCACTTTCCGCCAATGACCACCGTAGATAGATTGCTGGGAAAGCTGGTTTGCCAAATGATGCAGGATTAAATTTTTGGTTTCATCCACATAAATCCCAACATGATTGGGATGATTAGTTCCAACCTGCATTAAGATTATGTCGTTTTTTTGCAGGTTGGCGGGGTCTATTCGCCTAAAGCCCTCGTTGGGTAGGTTTGCGATATAGCCTACATCTTCATTTTGCCATGCTGACTCGCCGGATAAATAGTAATCTCCCATATGATGGTCAAAAGTTTCAAACACCCAGTCTTGCAATAGTGTATAGCAGTTTTGATAAACCCAATCCCATCGCCGCCCAACAAATGGCTTAATCTCCTCAGGGTCGTAATAATGCCAATTTTTGTTAGCAGTGCAAAGCAAATAAGGGATGCCGATTGCGCGGCATGATTTAATATCCTCAACGCTAAAGCCATCCCGCCCATCGGCGGTGTGAGTATGCCAAATGCAGAGGCAGTTTTCTACGTGATCAGCTAAATCGATCGCGAAAAAACGATCTCTACGTCGCGCCAAATTTGGTAAGGTGATCACCTCGCCATAAACAGTGACGCAACCGCCAATTTCTTCGGCTGGCGACTGTTCTGCCAACGCCATTATGGCGTTGCGGATACAAAAATCATCAATAGGATTTATCACGAGTATCCTCCTTGATTATCTAGTCCTGGGAACCCACCAAAAGGCAATTCAGCGTTTGCCCCAAAGTGAGCTTCACAGCCATTATTGCCGCCCAGCAATTTACTGCAAGTTGCTAAGCTGCCAGTATAGCCGCATTGAGCCAATCTGTAGATCCATCCGCAATTAGCGGTCATAATCCGGTTTGGCATCATAAACCCCTCTAGGTCAAGTGCTGATACTAGCTCAAACTCAACAAATAAAGCATTTTCACTGATTTTGCGTTCAACAAAATACACATCGTCGGGAAACTCCATTGTTGTATTTGCGTTGGGCATCCCGTCCAGATATCGGGCTAGTGTGCGTTTACGTATAAATTTAGCTCCAAGCAGATCATCGTTAGTCAAAACCAGATTAGTGATCACGCCCTGAAAGTTTGACACTTTAGCGGTAGGTCTAGGCAGTGTGCCCTTGCCGCTAAATTCGTAGCCAGAGACTTCGATCGGAAATGGCGGATACTCTACGCCCCGCCAAAAAACCGAACTATTGCCGTTAGTTAAATTGCAGAATCGTATTATTGGATTAACTGTTACACCTAGCGATGTCATGTCAAGTTCAAATAACTCAACAATGGAGCTATGCTGGAGCGATGTTATATCTCTGATTGGGACTGGCATTAGAATGGCACCCACATTACTTTTATAGTAAAAACGCTGAAAATCGGGTTTTGAGTAATTGGGTCAAGTAGCAGATCTTGACGTTCGTAGGGTTCGGCAATAAGCCAATTTTGAGGACTAGAATCGGTAGGCGCTTGCCACGATATAGCATCACTCAAACCACGGGCATCTAAAAATGCTTGCAATATTGCGGGCGATGCGGCCGACCTTGCGTCGGTAAAAAACCGTAGGGTCATCCGCCGATCTGTCGTGTTGATAGTATCGTCTATCCGTTGCAGGTATCCGTCTCCAAACTGGTTTAAGATGACTCGTTTGCCACGGGTTTCGGTATGCCCGTCGCCAAGTAATGGCGTAAATTGTGATGGTAAAGTAGCAGGCATTAAGACAACATCCCCCCGTCTCGTCGCTGTTTGGTCATCCAATTTGTGATCATCATTTCAAGCTGTGGAGTAAGCTCGGATTGAGCCTTACTCCAATCCACCTGATTCCCACCGCCGTTAACAGTCACAGGCACGGTAACGCTAACAGATGATCCACTAGCACCACTGGCAATGATTCCCGCCCCTCCTGGCACTAACCCACCGCCCTTAAAATTAAGGATGTCGCGGGACATTGGATTATTTAAAAACGCCTGCGTTTGAGCAACGGTAAGCACCATTTCGCCGGGGGTGAGGGCGGCGATGATGGAGTTGCTACCCTCGCGCCGCAAGGCATCCCCGATCGCGCCAGGTTGACGGCGTAGGGAATCCATATTGCCACCGCCCCCAACAACACCACCATCGGCAAAACCAAGTATGGACAATATTCCACCGCCAGCTTTACCCCCAGCCGCTTTGCCTGCTCCGCCGCCAAACAATCCGCCAAAAATACTTGAGATAATTTGGTTAGTCGCAAAGTCTAGCAGTTTACTGGCGATGTTCCCAAGCATGTCAGATAATGCCTCACCAACTGATTTTGTGCCGCTAACTAAATCCTTAAAAAAGCCTCCCACTGACTCTTGGACAGTGGGCATAATTTCGGATCGAAATACATCAAACTGGCGATTGATATTGTCCAAGTCAAACTTTTGTTGCGCCTCAAGGGATTTGCGATAGCCCGCTGCCTCTTGCTCCGAAATCTCCACGCCCCGCGATCGCATATCAGCAAGTTTGGCATCTAGCTCTAATTGTTTGGCGCGATAACTAAGCCCCAATTGGATCAGGGCGTTTTCCTTTTCGAGTTGCATTGCCCCCTCAACATTGCCCACTCGCCGCATTTGGCCAGCGATTTCGCCCCGCGCCTTGGACTTTGGTTCCGCCAAAAATTGGTCTTTTTCGAGTAGTGCGGCATTGCGATCGCGCTGCAATTTGCTTCGCTTATCGCTGTCCTCAGCGTCAAAATTTTGCAGTGTAACTTTGTTGGCAGCTTGACGGGTAGCGGTACTGAGCATTAGTCCTTGCCGCTCCGACTGCAATCGCTTGGCTTGTGGCGATGATTCTTGGCCTATTTTGGCAAGCTCGGCTAGCGCCCGTTCCACCTCACCCAATTTGTCCAACTCGGCCTGGACTTCTTTATTAAGTGCAACTTGGAGGTCACGGCGTTTAATTTGCGATTCAATTGCCGCCGCTTCGAGCGGGTTAGAGCGTTGCGCCGCTTCGAG